ATTAAAACAAGATGAAATGTTTATTATTGACAAAATAATGGTAAACTTTAAGTCAAATGATTTGGCTCGGGAATCTTGCGATGGTGATGTTGAAATCAGCCATTATGGTAAATTTAACGGAATCGATGTAAGGGTTCGCCCGGATGTCATTGGAAAGGATTTCATTGGTGATGTCAAAACTTGTCAAGATAATTCACCCAAGGCATTTGGGAGGGACATTTATAAATATAATTATCATTTACAAGCGTGTTTTTATTCGGATGCTTTGGGATATGATCCGGCAAAATTTAGATTTGTTGCCGTTGAAACTAATCATCCTTTTTCGGTTCAAGTTTATTCGCTTAAAGATGAAACAATTGAAAGAGGTCGTTTGGCCTATCAAAAGGCTCTTGATTTATGGAAATTGTACTTGGAAACGGGTATTGTTTCAGGTTATGTTTCTGATGATCAAACAGAGAATGGAATAATATTAATTTAAAAATTATGGAATTATCATACATTATAAACAAAGTAAATGAATCGTTGGGTATTGACATAAAAAATAAAAAAAGGCCAAGAGAATATGCTTATGGGCGTTTTTTGTTCATGAGATTGGCAAAAGATTTAAACCCTCATTTCACTCTATCTTCAATTGGAAAATCAATTAAAAAAGATCATTCAACTGTTCTTTATGGTCTGCAAATGTTTGAAAATATTCTTGAATTTAAACAAGAGCCGGAATTGATTAATTTATATTTAGAATTATTAACTGAATTAAAACAAGAAAAAACATTTATCGAAAGCGGATTTGTTAGAACAGAAATAATTTTAAAGAATTTAAAGCCAATTCAAAAATATTATGAGAAACCCATTTCATAAATATCTAACAAAAGAGGATCATTTGCAAAATTCGGTGATCACTTATTTTAAGATTAATTATCCAAACGCTTTTGTGATTCATGTCCCTAATGAGGGTAAAAGATCACCCTTTGAGAGATTTAAATTTAAACACCTTGGAGGGGTCGCCGGAGTGCCTGACATTCTTTGTTTTTCTAAAAATGAAAATAAAGGGGGTTTAGCGATCGAACTCAAGGTTGGGTATAATAAACCCACAGAAAGCCAAAAAAGATGCTTAAAACGGCTTAAAAATGCAAATTGGGAGGTAGGATGGTTCAATAATTACGAAGATACTTGTAATTTTATAAATAAATATTTTAAAAATGTATAAGGAATTTAAAAAAGTTTATTGGAATGAGTTGGATCAGAGAATCTGGCGAACTGATACAACCGCTGGAAAAATTCCTATCGTTTATGAATATGTTGGTAAAATGACCGAAACGGAATATGAGTTGCTCATCGAGGTGCTTTTTGAACTTTTTGATGATGACAAAATATCTCTTGATAATTTTGCCGCTATATTTAGTGACTTGAGGTCTTTTTGCGATAGGATTAAGAATTTAACCGATGATATTTAGCAAATAATGCATAAAAGTTATTATGCTATAATACCGGCAGATGTTCGGTATAATGACAAATTGACCCCTAATGCGAAATTGCTTTATGGAGAAATAACTGCTCTTTGTAATGAAAAAGGATATTGTTGGGCAACAAATAAATATTTTTCCGACTTGTATAAAGTAAGTGAAGTGTCAATATCAAAATGGGTATCTCAACTCAAAGAACAAGCTTATTTAAGAACGGAAACCGACCATGAGGGAAAGCGTAAAATTTACTTAATAGGGGTTAAAGAAATATTTAAGGGGGGTTTAAGAAAAGTTAAAGGGGGGGTTAAAGAAAAGTTTAAGGCCTATAATAATATATATAATAATATTAATAATACAAATAATAATAGTGCGAAATCTAAAAAAGAAAAATCTTTCACCGATTTCCCAAAAGAAATACAAGGTTTATTTTTAAACCTCAACAAATTATTTGATGATGAATTACTCCCAAAAACAAAAATTCAAAAAAAGCAATGGGTAAAAACAATTGATGATCTTTGGAGATTAGATGGCCATCACCCAAGGAAAGTTTTTGTTATAGTCGAAAGAGTGAGAAAAGACCCTTTTTGGGTTGAGCAACTTTTAACGGTTAACAAACTCCGAAAGCTAAATAAAGATAAAATCAAATACATAGATTATTTTGAATTTAAATTCGGAAAGGATTTGAAAAATATGCAATTCGATAAATATCCAAATGTTTAGTTTTAAAGTTGACAAATCGATAGTTGAAAGAGCAACAACACTTGTTGAAAACTTTGATTTTGGCAAAAGGTCAAAAGCTAATGGAACAAAAGAGCAACAAAGGATTGGAATGATCGGAGAGATTATGATCCGGGATTTATTTAAAGTGGATGAAATAGATGGATCAAATGGATTTGATGGGGGGTATGATATAAACTATGGCCATAAATATATTGATGTAAAAACTATGGGCCGTAATACTGATCCAAAACCTGACTTTGTTAATAATTTTATTGATCTGCAATTAAACCATAAAGCCGATCATTTTATTTTTAACTCATTCAACCAAAAAAATAATATTTTGACCATTTGTGGTTGGATTTCAAAAAACAATTTTATTAAGTTAGCAAATTATTTTCCAAAAGGTTCGATTCGAAAAAGAAGTGATAAAACAGAATTTAAAACCTTTTCTGGATTATATGAATTACAAAACAAATTTTTAAAACAAGCTAATTCACCGAGTGAATTATTAAAACAATTATTATGATCAATGAATTTCTAGAACTTGGGATTCAGGTAAAAAGTAATAATACCGAACAACAAGTTATTTGTCCCAAGTGTAGTCACAAAAGAAAAAAGAAAAATCTAAAACCTCTTTCGATTAATATTGAAAAAGGTCTTTATTGTTGCCATCATTGTGGTTGGTCTGGCAATGTAAAACTTAAACCAAAAAAAGAATATATAAAACCCCCGGATGTCAAAAGTAATATATCCCCAAGAATGTTATCTTGGTTTGCTAAAAGGGGGATATCCGAGGCAACTCTTGTTCATTGGAAAGTTGGCGAATCAACCGAGTTTTTCCCTCAAATATCTAAAAACAGGAAGGCCGTTAATTTTAAATATTACAAGGAAAACGAATTAATCAATGTTAAATTTAGAGATGCCGAGAAAAATTTTAAAATGGTAGCTAATGCTGAACTTATATTTTATGGCCTTGACAATATCAAGGAAATGGATAAAATATATATTGTCGAGGGGGAGATGGATGCTTTGTCACTTCATGAGGCCGGGATATATTCAGTTTGTTCCGTTCCCAATGGTGCAAATAAAGGAACACAAAGGCTTGATTATTTGGATAATTGTTGGGAGTATTTTGAAAATAAAACTGAAATTGTATTATGCACCGACAATGATGATGCCGGTTTATCTTTAAGAAATGAATTGGCAAGGAGGTTTGGACAATATCGTTGTAAATACGTTGAATTTGATAAATACAAGGATGCTAATGAGGTTTTAGTAAAAGAGGGGGCAGAAGTATTAAGAAACTTAATAAAAGAGGCTAAAAGCTTTCCAATTGAGGGAGTTTTAAATATTTCAGATATTTGGCAAAACGTTTTAAACTTTAATGAAAATGGAATCAAAAATTTTTCTATCTCGCTTAATGATAGCGATAATTATTTCAATGTTGCTCTGGGGGAGTGGTCTGTTGTTACTGGAATTCCTAATTCTGGAAAGAGTGATGTTATTGATCAAATATCTTGTAACCTTGCTCTAAATCAAGATTTTAGGATCGGAATGTTTGCTCCGGAATCTTTTCCTTATGAGGGGCATATCAAACGAATTGCAAATAAATTAAATGAAAAAAATTGTGATAATGAGGCTTTAAATGCAAGTAAAAATTTTATTGAAAATCATTTTTTCTTTGTTAAAATAGACATTGAAAATTTGACTTTAAAGGGTATTTTAGATAATTTTAGGCAACTCGTATTCCAAAAAGGTATAAACATTTGTGTGATTGATCCTTGGAATATGCTTGATCATTCCGCTCAAAAAGATCATTCTTATGTTGGAAAAATGCTTTCAGAAATAACACAATTTTGCCAACAAACAAATACTCATGTTTTTTTGGTTGCTCACCCAAGAAAAATGGAAATGGAAAACAATATTTATAAAATTCCAACTCCGTATGATATTTCTGGATCGAGTGATTTCTTTAATAAAGCTTATAATTGTTTAACTGTTTATCGATCAATCGGAGAAAAAACAATCTATGATTCTGATGGCGTGAAAATTTATGTTCAAAAAGTCAAAAGAAAAGAAAACGGAAAACAAGGAATGTTCATGATCGCTCCAGATTTTAGACAAGGGGGGGTCTATAAAAGCATAAATCCAGACAGACAAAGATTTACAATTGTTAATGATAATATACCTTTTTAATTATGGTTGATGAAAAAGAATTTAGAACCGCATTTTATTGGTGTGTTACAAGAGATATTTATGTTTGGCCAAAGCAAATTGGAAAAGACTTTATATTGATTTTTAGTGAAAATGGAATCGAAAAAACATCGGGGAAAAAATATTCTAAAGATGAATACGATGACAAGTCAAAAGAATTTTATATTTACCTTTATCAAAAATTTAAAGATGTTCGAACTTGATATTTTTCCTATTTATGGTTTGATTGTTGGTGTAAATTATTCGAATGAGGATATAGAAATGTTGGAAGTTGTTGCTGATGATAAAAGACACACAATTCAAGTATTTTTATTTTTATTCGGTTTTAATATTCATTTTTTTACTACTCGATAAATTAAAGTTTCTCTAAATTTTTTGGTGGAATTTATTACTAACTTTGCAAAATGAAACAACAAGATTCAACAACTATAAAAAAGAGAGCCATGATTGAGGCCTTGGAGAAATCCTTGGGGGTGGTTACAACGGCGGCTAAAATGGTTGGAATTGAAAGAACAACACACTATAAGTGGATGCAAGTTGACAAGGATTACAAAGAGAAAGTTGATGATGTTCAAAATGTTGTTTTGGATTTTGCTGAATCCGCTTTACACCAAATGGTTGAGGATCATAATCCGGCCGCAACTCTTTTTCTTTTAAAAACAAAAGGGAAAAAGCGTGGCTATATTGAAAGACAAGAAATCGAACATTCAAGCAATGTTGAAACTGATGTAACTTTTGAAGTCCACAAGAGAAAAAAAGATTCTTAAAACGAACATTCAATTTGAGCAACTACTTAATTGCAAAAGTCGCTTTGCTATATTACAAGGCGGCACTCGTAGCGGAAAAACTTACGCCGTTTGTCAGTATTTGATTTATTTATTAAGAACATCAAAAAAGCCATTGACAATTTCCATAATTAGAAAAACCCTCCCGGCCCTCAAAGGATCGGTGCAAAGGGATTTTATTTCTTTATTGGAGGAAACTGGAATGTATTACGCCGGGATACATAACAAGGCAGAAAACACTTTTAGATACAATAATCACCTTGTTGAGTTATTGTCAGTTGATGAACCACAAAAAATCCGAGGGAGAAAAAGAAATATTGCTTTTTTAAATGAGGCCAATGAATTAACCCAAGAGGATTATCGCCAAATCAATATGCGATGTACTGATAAAATGA